TATGAGGGAATTCCGTACGAATTCGTTTATTAACTTCATCATAATACTCATTACTGGTGGCGTCAAACCCTTCGTTGAGTAAATCTTGATGAATTACGAAAGAAGTCATGGTCATAGCCCTATCGTTTCCGAACCAAGGATTCTCTTCAGCCCAATCTTGAGCTTTAGGATCTGGATCCGGATAGGTTTCTTGTTGGGGCTGTGGCACGGTTTCTTGCGTAAATTGTTGTGGTGCCGTTACCTGTCCTTGTTGGACATTACGCTCTTGATTTAAAGCCTGTACACGTTGAGCTTCTACTGCAAGAGCAGCCAGTTTTTGTTGTGCGTTTACTTGTGCTTCGGTATCTGCTTCTTCGTTTGCTTTTCTTAGTACATTTTTTGCTGCTTCGGTTTCGGCTGTAATTCTGTTGGCTTCTGAAATAATATAATTACCGTCTAAATTTTGTTTCGCTTGTTGTAAACTTTGATTTTCGGTATATACATTCTTTGCGTATTCAGTTGCAGCTTGCTCTCTTCGTTCTGCTTCTCTAAGTTTCCCGGTTAGTTTATCAATTCGTTTCTTTACATTCTTACTATATTCTTGGTGTTCGTCAGTTTGTGCTACTTCTTCTTTCTCGGTTTCCACTTCAGGTACTACTTCCGCACCGCCTTCGTCCCCTAATATAGGTTTGTCAGGTTGTTGCGGTTCAATAGGAAGTGAAGGTTCTTCGTCAACATCAACATCTACTTCGGGACCCGTATCATCTATAGGTACGGTTTCTTCAGCAGCGTTGAGATTTAGTTTATGCTTTGGCATGGTTCTTCTCCATGATTAAAATTGATGCAGAATTGCTTCTGGGTCTGGTACTGTAGCGATGATTTCATCATCGTTCAACAGTTTTATTTCTCCGCCCTCTATATGTATACGAGAACCTGCGTATCTTCCGATCAATACCCAGTCCCCCGGTTTACACCAAGGTCCGCTAGAAAATCTTTCTCCGTCGTAGGCCTGTGGACCTACTTTTAATACATAGCCAAGAACACTTCCGACTTGTTGTCTTTCCACTGTTTCGTTGGTTAAGACAATACCGCCCTCCGTTTTTCCTTGACCTCTGTAAGGTAAAATCATTATGCGCCAACCCGTTGGTTCAGGTAATTTATCCAACAGCTTGGAGTCCAGCTTATCTGGATTTAACGTACCAGCGTCGCCTTTCTTTTTCCCACTATCATATACTTTTTCTAAAGCAGCTTTCTCTGTCTCCGCTTTTTTCCATTTTTCTTCCATTGCTAATGTACTTGAATTAGCCATCATCAATCACTCCCTGATTTTTTAAAATTGTCCGTATTTCTTCGCGGATATAATTCAGCGCTTCGATGTGTCCAGTAAGATTACGATAATGTTCCCAATTTTTGACTTCACCATTGGTCATCATTTCCTGGATTTGCTGCTCTTTTTTCTCTATAGCGCGCGTTACAGCCGTCGCGAATTGTATTTCGTCTATGTCATCGTCCCCATGTATTTGAAGGTTGTGTTTGTTGTGCCATTGGTTTTAGCCATGAAGCCAAAGCTTGTGCGGGTGGTGCCGGTGCTTGCCATGGCTGTAAAGTAGGGGGTTGCCAAGGCGCTGGTACTGGAATAGTAGTTATACCACCAAGATCCGGAACTCCGGCAGCGCCGTAAGGATCTGATTGATATTGTCCACTCACATAAGGATTATAACCAATTGAGGGACCCGTCAACGTATATTTTCCCGTTGCTGCTGCTGTTTGAGCTTCCCATGCTGCTCGTTCTGCTTCTTGTTTCGCTTGTTGAGCCGCTTGTTCCGCTCGCAGTTCAGCAATCAAGGCGTTTAATTTATCTACTTCCGACTCTTCTGTAACTCCAGTGTCAACTCCGGTATCAATTCCAGTATCAACTCCAGTGTCAACTCCGGTATCAACTCCAGTGTCAACTCCGGTATCGACTCCGGTATCAACTCCGGTATCAATTCCAGTATCAACTCCAGTGTCAACTCCGGTATCAACTCCAGTGTCAACTCCGGTATCGACTCCGGTATCAACTCCGGTATCAATTCCGGTATCAATTCCGGTATCACCTGTAGGTCCTACTTCCCTCCATTCTCCTTGAACAAAGATCCAAGTCACATTGTTTCCATCCATATATACCTGACTTTCAAAAGGATTAGCAGGAAATCCTCCTGTTGTTGTGGTCATATCACCAGCGACATTTGTGGTGGGCATGTCACCCACACCAGTTGTTGTGGTCATATCACCAACGGCATCAGATGTATTAACTGGAGGGATATAGGTTTCTATATCTTCGTCATAATAAACTGGATCGGGTCCAGGAGCATTAGGATCTACCCCTGTTACTGGGGCAGTAAAATTAGGGTCAATAACACCAACGGGATAAGGATCTCCTGTAACGGGTTCAGTTGGATCATTTACAACTGCAAAATCTGTTCTTGGATCGCCGCCTACGCCTGCGCCCGCCGTTGATAAAACATCAGCTACAGGGGCTGTCCAAGCATCAGTAGACGGATCTTCATCCATAAAAGGAGAAACTGGGTCTTCCACAAAAGATGTTACAGGATCGATAAATTGATCAGCTGGGTCATAAGCTGTGTATCCAGGCTCACCCCAATTATCCACGGCCCCATAACTCGATGGGAGGGGGGAAGGTCCTTGTGTAGTTCCACCACCAACTGCTGCGTCCACGGCATCTTGAACTGGGTCAATTACAGTGCCTGCTGGTCCTACTGTATCCATGCCGGGTTCAGTAGTTGTGGATGGGAACACTGGCGCAGTGGTGGTTACTGGATCGGGTTGTGCTACTGGAGTACCGTCCGGATTTCTTAAACCCTCTTGTACTTGTAATTGATAAATACTGTCTCTTAAACTAATCTCACCATCACCATCTATATCATAGTCTTCTCTGTAAACACCCGCTTGATCGCCTCCCAAATACGCCATTATCTCTTGGGCTAAGTTTCCTCCCGTGGCTTGGTCCACTGCGGTTTGGACTGGGTCTATTCCAGAGTTTAAATTTGATTGTGCCAACCAAGCATCCATATCATCGATAACACTTTGAGAAGGTCCACCACCAATTGCTGCGTTTATTGCGTCCTGTACTGGATCCCCCCTTGACGGAAGATTAGGTTGTTCACGATAAGATCCACCTCTGCCTACAGGTCCACCTCTTTGAAATTTTAATGGCTCGCCTAATCTTGGTCGATTAAGTAAATTCAAAGTAGGCTCGCCTAATTCTGCTTCTAGTCGTCTATTTCTAGCTTGTATTTTAAGTGCTTCTGCTGACCTAGCTTGTGTTCCTGCTTGTGTAGATGGAATTTTTCCTTCATATTTAAGTTTAGATACCTTTTTATCTATCGCTGCCTGTCTTTTTCTAATTTGTTTTAAAGCTCTTTTAACAACCTCCGGACCGTATTTTCTTACGCCTGCTCTAGCTCCATTAGCTAAAATAAATTCAGCTGCTGCTCCTAATAATGGTAATAATGGTATTGGCATCAGTCCTTACTCCCTGATTTCTTTTCTTGTCTAATGCGTTGTCTTTCCACGTTGGCCTTTAATACTGCTATATCTTCCTGTGCTTTTAAGCTCTCTTCTTCCGATTGATCCTTTTGCTTTAACTTAGCTTTGTCTAAAGAAATCTTCTTCGTATCCGCTTTATCTTTTTGCTTTAACTTAGCTTTATCCAATTGGATCTTCTTCTCAGCAATTACTTTATCATCCTGATTCTCTCTTGCACGGATTTCTAATTCCTGTTGCTTCAATGCTACCACACCATCATCAGGCGGTGTTATAACTTCTTCCAGTCTTGGCATGATTTGTTCAAGGATCTTGGCTTCTATTTGTGCCTTTAGTATCTCTTTCTGCGGATTAGGTGGAGGCGGTTGCATCATACCGCCTTCTTGCATTTGCGGTACTTGCTGAGGACCCTGTTGTGGCATTTGCTGTTGCTGTTCCGGCATTTGCTGATCGGCTAACTTCTGTGCCTCCAATGAAACGTGCTGGAAAATGTGCGATACCAATGATGACATCGCCATCGGATTGGCCATGGGAATTCCAGTTTCCAAGAAAGATAGATGCACCTCAATGTGTATCATGTGAGCTTGTTCAGGAAAAGCGGTTAGAGGCGCACCCATCAAAGCCGCCCCATCCTCTTGGGCGGGATCCACAGGAGCGGGTGGTGGTGGATCGGGAACAAATAATGCGTCTATATTTTCGGAGCCAAGGGCTTGATACATTCTGCGGTAAGACTCCTTAATATTATGAATTTCAGGATTGCTTTGTACCAATTGTAATTCTTGTTGCGCTAAGGTAATTCGCTGACTCATGGAAAAGAAGTTGGGATCACTAACTGGGATCACATCGATGCGATCATCAAAGTCTGCTTGTTTTATGGCTTGATCCCCGCCAATCACTTGATACGGATATTGAGGGGGTAGGTACTCAGAGAATAACCTAGCTAATATTTTAAATTCTGTTTTTTGGGCGTAGTGCAATCTTTTATGGACGGCGGACATCACTCTAGTACCTTGTTCCAATAGTGCCATGGTAGTTCCTACCGGCAGTTCCTGATTGCCTTCCCCTACTTGTAGGTTCGTAATTGACGCAAAGCGTTGCCCTGCTTCCACACAAAAACCAAGTAACTGCATAAGGGTAGCCGATGGTTCTTTGTACGGCAGTGGCACTAATGAATCTCTTAAGGCTCCGCCCGGTGCGTCCACATCACGGAACTCACCCGGTTCCAACGGAGTTTCGTCGTCCCTGATTCTCAGTCCACGGGCTTTAAAACCGGCAGGAAGATTCGCCAACGTACCGGCATCAATCAGTTGCCTGAGTGCGCCAGTCGCTGTTCTCGATAAACCACCAATCATGTGTATTAGACCAAAGCCGTAAAAGCCAAGGCCGGGGAGAAATTTATAATGCACAAAATATTGGGTCTTCTGCTTAAGCGGATCATCCTGTCGGTAATTTCTACGAATTGCTAATACCTGACCCGATGTTCTGTCTACAGTAATAATGAAAGGGAGGTGATAGCCTTCAGGATCTTCAAATCCCGGTATGTCCGTGGATACATGAAATTCTAGTAATTCATAAGTCATTTCATTGATGCCAGCTTGAATACCTTCTAGCTCATCTTCTTTGTCTTTGGCATCATTGGCTATATTGGTTTCCGAAGGCTGTAATGGGATGTCCCGATAGAAACCGGCGAGTTGTTGAGTGCGTATTTCATTGTGCGTCATCTTGACTATGTGCGTGACGCGTTCACAGGTAGCTAAATCACTGGCAGTATAAGGAACCACCAAATCTTCTACAGGGACGAAGGTACTAACCGCTCTTTGTTTGCTGGCATCGTAGTAAACTTTCTTGAAAGCGGTCCCTGCCAACGGCAAATAGAACAGTAATTGGTCCATTTCAGGGGTATATTCGTCCATTACCGTAGTAATTTGGTAATTCATAAACTCCTGAACTCTTCTTGC